GGACAGCAGCTGCTTATGGAGGTAGTGGTAATGAGATACCGTACTTCGGGGGATTCTTTATTATTGTCGGGTCCCCACATTACAACGTGGGATGTAAGATACCCCGGCAACGTTGTAGACTTAGGGCCTTATTATTATAAGACTCAAAAGTACTACAATTACATGGTCGATGATCCCAAAAGGAAAACGATCCATGCATCCCCTGGTGTGGACATTCAAGTTATGAAGAATGCAATCCACACAAAGAGTAAGTCCAACCTTTACCATGATACGGTCGAGTTTGCGACGTCCGCGAACAATAGGCAAGCCTGTAACGGCTTGCAAGTTCTCGGCGCGTTTCAATCCAACCCAAACATGGCAGGCGACATCACGTCTAGCGAGTTGTTATGGCTAATGTCTAAGTGTCAGAATTTTGCGGATTTATACCCGCAACAATTCGAAACACTGAAACCGCACATGACAACGCGGGCTAACATGACTGTCTTCCTTTGGGAACTTTCAGACCTCAAACGCATGTTCTCCCTTCTACCCTCAAAACATCTGAGTGTAGGATTAATGAGGGGGAAAAGACGTTTAGGCACATGGAAGGACGCTTTAAAGTACGTCAACAGTCAACACCTGAATTACAACTTCGGGTGGAAGCCCTTCTTTCAGGACATAAGAAATGTCATGAAAGGAGCTGCGAATTTTGAACTGCGTCTCTGGAAATTTCTCCGAGATCAGAACAAAATGCTCAGACGTCATGCCATCAATGATCCCACCACACAATCGGGCTCGTCCGATATTGCGACGATTTATTACCCGTTTCGTGTACGCCGCGACTGGGAGATGTCTTGTCTCCAAGCTAGTGCAGCGGATTTGTCTTACACAGTACCCACAGGGTACAGTGCTGAGACAAGGTGGCGAGCATGGTTGGACACCTTGGGCCTCAACGTATCACCAGCAAAACTTTGGGCCGTGATTCCATGGTCCTTCGTAGTTGACTGGTTTATAAACGTTGGGGGACAGTTTAAGGCTGAGGAGGCGAACTGGTGTGATCCAACACTTAATTTACTCCAGTGTTGTCATTCACGCAAGTATACTGCCAAACTCACGACCACTGTCTACAGTACCTTAGGAGGTACGACACCCGCAGTAGATGTAGAATTATCTCATTACTATCGAACGGCTGGCCTGCCGAATATCGACTGGTCAACCAATCCCTTGGACGCGGACAAAATCCGCCTGGGCAGCAGCCTGATTCTCTCGAAAGTGTTATGAACTAACACTCTGTATACCGAGAGATAAGCGTAAACCGCAGACAAATTTAGGAGATTCACCATGGCATTAGAAGATATTTTGCTGGATGACGGTGCAAGTACGCCGGTCGAACATACCTTTACGTACATCGGCACGCAAAACGGCCGAGTGATACGATCGGATATGTCCGCGGCGGCTGAACAGCCTCTCACTCTCTCAATTGGACATATGTCCAAGAAAGTCGGTGGGAAGACTGTTCGGTCGCACCTCACCAGAGTCGACAAAACAGTCCTTGATACAGACGGCATTACGCCATATACCACTAATATCCGGTTAATGGCCGATGTGCACGACTGTGTCCGGTCGGATGCGCTTGCAGATGATCTTGCAGCGTTTATCCGAAACTGGGCCTCGAGCGCCAATGTGCGCGCGTGGCTGAAGGATTCTGTCGGCTAAATCCTTGCCAGGTGAGACAGGAAGCCGAGGATTTTATGGTCCCAGCTTTAAAAGCCTGGTATATCTCCACACTCACCAGTTTTCTTTCTGGTGATGTCCCGCGCTTGCTGGGATTACCTCCAGCAGCGTTTGCTCGGGATGTTACTCGCCTCGAGCAGCGATTGGCCTGTGAGGGGGAGTCATTTCTAACAAAGACTCTCCCTTTACTGGGTCGAAATTTCGACTCAGCACTTCAGGGAAACGTAGCTCTTACCTTTCCTGGGTTTAAAGCCCAACGGAAGGCGTCACTACCCGTATTTCTACAGGCGCTGACTAGCCGCGTTTTCACTGAAACAGGCTGGTTGAGGATTGAACCATGCATCAAGAGCATAAAGTTTATTAGACAAATATGCTTTTGGTGCAAGAAGATCGAGAAGGGGTATAGCGATGAGTCTCTTCAGACGGCAGTTGCCGACTTCATCGAGGTTGACAACGCGTTACCACCTCAGGACCATGTTTTCCATAATGATGCCGTGTTGTCTATTGCTCGTCGTGTTATCGTCGAGCTCTTTAGGAACATCGGACCCATTTTGGAGTATACTCCAAGGCATGGCCCTGGAGCTGTTGCAGATGGGCGTAATGCTGTTGAAAAGCGTGATTTATCTAGGTCTTTCACAGATCTAGAGAGCGCTTTTCGACCCATCCCTTGGTTCTTTTCTTGGAGGGATGCATCTGAAGACTACAGACGCATAACAGACCGTTTTTGTTGTAAATACGGTCTATCTCGACTAGCGTTTGTGTTTAAAGACTCAGGTGGTCCTAGATTAATCAACCTGGAAGAAGCAGAGTATATGTGGTGCCAACAATCCGTTAAAAGCTGGATGTATGACTACATAGAAAATTACTCGTTCGTTTCAGGTTATATTAACTTCACAGATCAAACCGTCAACCGTAATAAGACGGTAGAATGGATGTTCTATGAAACCTTGGACATGTCCAAAGCTAGTGACCGCCTTTCGTACGCCCTCGTCAAGACGCTTTTTGAAAAAACTCGTCTCTGGCGATACATGCGTGCTAGTCGCTCTCCCGGAACTGTGCTCCCCGATGGAAGAGTGCATTTTTATAGAAAATTTGCACCTATGGGGAGTGCCGTGTGCTTTCCGACACAAGCGTGCGTGTATTATGCGCTCGCTGTCGCAGTTATACATCTTGAAAGATTGTATAACGGCGAGCGGAGAGCCCCTTTGGGTCACTCTCTTCCGGGAAGAAATCCAGCCCCTTGGAGGGATCTTGAACGAATTCCAGACCCTCCCAGTGCCGTGTTACGCTCAGTCTTTGTCTACGGAGACGATCTTATCGTACCCAGAGCCTATTTCGGAGCTCTTAAGGCGGCGTTTGAACGAGTTGATTTAAAATTCAACACGGACAAGTGCTGCACTCACGGTAAGTTCCGTGAATCATGCGGCTTAGACGCCTTTGCTGGGGTAGACGTTACCCCTGTACGTATGAGAAAGGTCCACGAGACAGAGCGGCAGTCCGTCTTTTCCAGCATCGTGGCTCATGCAAATGAGCTGTATAAGGCTGGTTACTGGGACGCAAGTATCTCGCTTCGTAAAGCAGCGTGTGCGTATTATCCGTATTTGCGGAAAATGCGCGTGCCATTTACGACGCGAGGTGATGAACCCATTCTCGCGTGGCTCAATTATGAGCTCGATACCGTGCGTGTGTTCATGCGTAAGCATGATCAAATTACGTACGTTCGCGGATGGACCTACGTGCCCAAAAAGGTGCGTTGCAGACTTGCGTTGGAGGGCCGATTCCTTCGAGAGTCCTTAAGTCTCGAAGGTCCAGTTGGGGATTTAAACACCCAGGACGGTTGCAGGTACCTGACAAAACGGTACGGTGGGAAGCTGCGCAAGCGCAAACTTCCGTATTTGCCCCGTGTCGCAGGTAGCGGCCAAGTCGGACTGATCAACCGATGTTAAAACAGGCAGTCAATCCGAGAGGAACGATGGCCTAGATTAACTTTACGTTAACC